TCGACGGCATCGTCGAGGACGCCGAAAAAGAGGGCCGCGACCTCAACAGCCAGGAAATGGAGATGGCGACCCGGGCCCGCACCCGTGTCGGCGAGCTCCAACCCCAGCTCGACCAGCTGATCGACCTGCGCCGGATGGGCTCCGAGAGCAGGGCGAAGATCGCTGAGCTGGCGCCGTTCATGCGCGAAACGCCGGCGCCGGCGAAGGAGATCGAGTACCGCTCCGCGGGCGAGTACGCGATGGATCAGTGGCGGGCCGGGCTCGGCGACAACGACGCCCTCCAGCGGCTCGAGATCTACAACCGCGCCGCCGCCCACCAGAAAACCAGCGACAACCCCGGCCTGATCCCGACCCCGATCCTCGGCCCCGTCGTCAACTTCGTTGACTCGAACCGGCCGCTCGTGTCCGCGCTCGGCCCACGGGATCTGCCCGGCCAGACCTGGGGCCGGCCGAAGGTCACCCAGCACACCTCGGTTGGGTTGCAGCCGTCCGCCGGCGACGCGGCCGCGGAAAAGGCCGAGCTCGTGTCGCAGAAAATGACGATCACAAAGCTGACAGCGACCGCTGTCACGTATGGCGGCTACGTCAACGTCAGCCGCCAGGACATCGACTTCACCACCCCCGGCGTGATGGACATCATCATCGGTGACCTCGCGGCGCAGTACGCGATCCAGACCGAGAGTGCGGCGGCGACCGCGTTCGCGGCCGCCGCGACCGCCGGCACCACGTTGCCGACGGGTGCGAACACCGCCGACCAGATCGCCGGCGCGTTGTGGGCCGCGGAGGCGTCGATCTACGCCGGCACCAAAGGCATCGGCAGCGTGTTCGCGGTCGTCCCGACCGGCCTGCTGGGTGCGTGGGGTGCGCTGTTCGCGCCGTACGGGCCGATGAACCAGCAGGGGCAGGGATTCTCCGCAGCCGACTTCTCGAGCGGCCTCGCCGGCGTGATCGCCGGAATCCCGATCTACGTGTCCCCTGCGATCACCGCGAACACTGCCCTCGTTCTCTCGACGGCGGCGGCCGAAGTGTACGAACAGCGCGTCGGGGCACTGTCCGTCGTCGAGCCCAGCGTGCTCGGCGTACAGGTCGCCTACGCGGGCTACTTCACGCCGATGGTGATCGAGGCGACCGGCATCATCAAGATCACCAAGACGCCATGACCGACGAGCCCACACCCGAGGATGCGGGCGGCACCGTCTTCGACGACCCGAACCGGGAGGCCGTCGGATTGGATCCGGCGTGGGTCGAAGGCACCGGCGGCGGCAGCGAAGAAATCCAGCCTGTCGCCGACGGCGAAGACGATCTCGACGCGATGACGAAGGTCGACCTGCTCGCGTTGGCGAAGGAACGGAACGTCAGCCCGGCGAACAACGACATGACGAAGCAAGAGCTGATCGACGCCATCCGGGCTCAGTGATGGCGTACGTCGATGTCACGGAGCTGCAGCGGGTGCTGCAGAAGCCCGCCCCGACCGCGGCCGAGACGGAGGCGATGCAACGCGACCTCGACGTGGCGGCGCGGGAGATCGACTGGGACCTGGCCTATGACCCGGTCGACAATCTCGCGCCGCCCCCCGACACACCGGAGTACGACCTGCTCGCCGACGTGAACCTGGACCGGGCCGTCGAGTTGTGGGCGGCCCACCAGCGGCCGTTCGGCGCCCAGAACGCCGGCGCGGACGTGGTCCCTTTGGTGTCGCCGCGGGACACGTGGTACCGGCATCACCTCAGGTTGAACCCGTTGCGGACGCTGTACCCGATCGGATGAACAGATGTCGCTGCTCGAGCTGACCGCCGGGATCGCCTCCCAGCTCGAGCAGCGGCTGACAATCGAGATCGCCGTGCTGCAGATCACCGCGACGGCGAACCGGAACCCGACACCACCCTCCATCGATGTGTACCCGGATGACCCGTTCCAGGAGCCCGACGCGTACGGGCCCGTGTTCCGGCAGGCCACATTCGTGATTCGTGCGCGCGTGACCGACCTCGACGTCGACTCCGGCCAAACACTGCTGCTCGAGATGATGGACCCGGGCTCGCCGAAGTCCGTCGCGGCGGCATTGGCGGCAGACCCCAGCTCCTTGGGTGTCTGTGACGACTCGGTTGTCGAGGGGCCGGCCAGCTGGGGCGAATACACCGACGCGTCCGGCGAGACACTGTTGGGCTGCCAATGGCGGCTCCGAACGATCCTCTAGAAAGGAAGTGATCGACGTTGTCGAAATTCCTGCTCAAAGACGTCAAGGTGATGGTCGGGACAGTTGATCTCTCGAGTCACGCCTTCAACGTCGACACCCCAGGGACCAAGGAGCAAGTAGACGTATCCGGCTTCTCAAGCGTCGGGACGCGGGAGTTCCTGCCCGGCCTGGCCGACGAGTCGATCGTGATCCAGTTCGAGAACGACTTCGCCGCCAGCCAGGTCCACGCCACGCTCGAGCCGATCTACCGGAACGGCACCACCACACTGGTGTATGTCGTGCCGACGTCGGCGGCGGTCTCGGCGACCAACCCGGCGTTCGGTGGCCAAGGCGTCCTGTTCGACTACAACGGCCTCTCAGGTGCGTTGAACGCCAGGTCGGAGACGACAGCGACGTTCAAGCCGGCCCCCGGCGGCACGTTCCAATGGTCGGCCACCACCCCCACCGTGGCCGAAGAGGCAGCCGCCCCCGCCAGTTCGTCGAAGTAAATGCCGATCGTCTTCACCGGCTTCCGCGAACTGAATCTGGCGTATAAGGGCGCCGAACGCGACGTCCGGCTCCGCTGGCGCGCCAACCTGCGTAGGGTCGCCGAGCCCGTCCGCCGTGACATCGAGCGGTTGGCGATGTCGTCGATCCGGCGGATGCCCGGCTCGCCGAAATGGGCGCGGATGCGGGTCGGCGTCACGCAAAGAGTCGTGTACGTCGCCCCACGCCAGAAAGGCACCCATGGCCGCGGTCGCGGTCGTCGGCCGAATCTCGGTGACCTGTTGATGGACAGGGCGATGGAGCCTGGGCTGGAACGCAACGAAGAGGAGATGTTCCACAACCTCGAGCAGCTGATGGACAGGATCGCGGCGGACTTCAATGGCTGACATCCAAGTCAACGGCCGCACCTACAAGCTGGTCGGGTTCGACGAGTACACGCTGAACGAGGCGATGGTGTTCTGGGACTACACGAAGCTGTCGCAGGCCGAGATCGCCGACCTCGACGGGTTCAACCCGTCGGTGATCGCCGCGATGATCCACATTGCCGTCGCCCGCGGCGAACCCGGCGAAACAGAACGCTCGATCCGGGCCACGGTCGGCCAGATTCCGGTCGCGAAGCTGAACGACGTGTTCATGGAAGTGTCGGTCGAGGTGCCCGACGACGTCCCTTTGCCCGACGCGACACGCAACGGTTCTGGCGACGGTTCGTCAACGTCTTCGGTGCAGCCCCCGGCCCCGTCGATCCCGCCGGCTACTGGCAGCCGTGGCTCGGCCACTGGTGCCACCTACGACCGGCAGACATGGGCGACCTGACCGCCCGCCAGCTCGAGCGCTGCTACGCCTGGGTGTCGGAGCAGAACAGGTGACGGATGCCTCGTAAGCTGATCGCGGAGCTGATCCTTGACCCGTCGCAGTACATCAAGGGGTTGAGGAAGGCGACACGGGCGTCGGACGAGTTCGTCGCGACGCAGAAGCGGACGCTCGGCCAGGTCGGCCGCGGCGTCGGCAGCAGGACCGGTGCGCTTGGCGCGATCGGCGGCGGCTTCCTCGGCGGTGGTACCGCCGTCGGCGCCGGCATCCTCGCCGGCGAGATCACACAGGGGCTCGAGGCGTCGATCAATGCCGCGTCAGACCTGAACGAGCAGATGTCGAAGACGAACGTGGTCTTCGGCCAGTCCAGCAAGGCCGTCGAGGATTGGTCGCAGACGACGAGCACGGCGTTCGGGATCTCGCAACGCGAGGCGCTGAAGACGGCGTCGTCGTTCGGCGCCCTCTTCGCACCCGTCGGGTTCGTCGGCCGGCAGGCCGCGGACCAGTCGGAGAAGCTGACCCAGTTGGGCGCCGACCTGGCGTCGTTCTACAACACCGACGTCCAGCAGGCGTTGGACGCGATCCGGTCCGGCCTGGTCGGCGAGGAACGCCCCTTGCGTGATTACGGCGTCCGGCTGTCTGCGGCGCGTGTGCAGCAGGAGGCGCTGGTCGAGACCGGCAAGAAACACGCGAAGCAGCTGACCGACCTCGACAAGACGATGGCGAGGATCAAGATCATCTTCCAGGACACCAAGAACGCGCAGGGCGACTACGCGCGCACGTCGGAAGGCCTCGCGAACCAAACCCGCACGTTGAAAGCAAACCTGGATGACCTGTCGACGTCGCTCGGCTCGACGCTGGTGCCGGCGATGACCAAAGCCACCGGTGCGGCGAACGACTTCTTCAAAGGCCTCCGCGGCCAGGGCGGCGGCACCGCCAGCGACGTCGGCAAAGGCGCCGAACAAGGGAAGAACCTGTTCGAACGTGTCAACAACTGGATGCCGGGGTTCCTGAAGGCGCAGAACGTGTTCAAGTTCGCGGTCACCCGGTTGGGCCCGCAGGGCGCCCCGATCCTGTTCTGGCAGCTCGTCGGGAAGGTGTTCGGCGACGAACCGAAGAAGGCCGTCAAGAACATCATCGACCCTGAGACCGCGATGAAGATGCGGCACGGGATCGCGCTGTCGCAAGCGATCGCCGCCGACGCCGCAGACGCAGCAAGGACGATGAAGCCGGCCACGGCCCAGCAGCGGAACACCTGGTTCGACCAGATGATCGGCCGTCTGCAGCTACGTGCAGGCCTGCTGACCGATGCGGGTGCGCAGATCGCCGCCTACCAGAAGATCGCCGATCTGCTGCGGAAGCAGATCGCGAAGATCAACGACGCCACCCGGCAGCTCAACCTGAAGGATCAGGCGTTGCAGGTTGCCGCACAGATCGCTGCGCTTGTGCAGCAGCGGCAGCAGCAAGCGATAGAGAACATGATCGGCGGCGCCGACATCCCCCTGCTGCAAGCCGACCTGACGAAAACGCTGACCGACAACCTGGCCGCACTCGAGCTGCAACGGCAGTTGATCCTGAAAGCAATCCAGAAATACGGCGACACGAAAGACCTGCAGCTGAAGCTGATCCAGAACCAGATCGACATCCAGGGCACCCGTGATCAGCAGCGGCAGCAGGCGAAAGACGCTGCCGACCAGGCAAGGCAGGAGAAGGTCGGCTGGCTGGAGTTCGCGTTCGAGCGCGCCCAGGCAACGAAGACCGTCGCCGACGACCTGAAACGGGCGAACGCGTTGCTGAGCTACTGGCAGAAACAGGCCGCGACCGGGAAACGCACCCTGGAGGAGGCCCAGCAGGTGTGGCATTGGCAGCAGGAGATCGCGAACCTGCGCAAGAAGGGCAGCGACCTGTTCACGAAGTTCACGCCGGTCGAGCCGAACAAGTTCGTTCAGTCGTTGGGGTTGACCGGTTTGACGCCGGCGCAGATACGGACGATCGGTGCGGCGGCCGCCGGGATCGGCCGTGGCGGCACCGTGCCAGGCGGCCACACGGCGGCGTTCGCCGGGGCCGGTGTTGTCGTCCACGGCGACATGGTCTTGAACGGCGTCAACGACCCGGCCGGGCTGTCGGACGCGTTGACGAAGTACGGGAAGACGAGGCCGTCACCTCGCCGGGGTGCACGTTAGTTGTGCCGCCGCCGCCGTTGCCTGACGGCCGGGTGCTGATCGCGTTCGACGGCAACACGTTGGAGTGGGACGCCACCTTCACCGCGATCGACAACCACCCGTCACTGGTGACCCGCTACAGCATCGACCGGGGCCGCCAGTTCGAGATGGACCGGACCGACACCGGCCGCGCCACCGTCGAGATCGCCGACAAAGACGGCCTGCTCGACCCCACCAACAGCTCCGGCCCGTACTACAACCGGATCGAGCCGTTGAAGCAGGCGGCGATCCAACGCTACAACCCGATGGACGACGTCTGGTACACCCGCTTCCGCGGGTTCATCCAGGAGCTCGACTACACCTTCGACCCGTCCCAAAACGTCAACCGGCTCACGATCCAGCTGGTCGACATCTTCGAGATTTTGGCGGCGATCGAGCTGCAACCCGGCAAAGTCGGCCAGGCCCCCCCGACGGGATCGTCGGCAGAGATCTTTTTCGAGGACCACACCGTCAAAGGACGGATCGACTCGCTGCTGGGAACACAGCCACAAGGGGTCGGGATCCCCGCCGACTACTGGTACACGTTCACCGGCAACGTCCGGTTATGGGAGACCGCATACAGCACGGGAGAGAATGTGCTGACCGTCGTGCAAGAGGCTGCAGATGCGGAATGGCCCGGTGTCGCGAACGTCGCGGTCGACCGGTTCGGCCGGCTCTTCTTCCACGGCAGGCTGGCACGCTTCGACCCCGGTGCCGTGCTCGCCGGCGAAGGCGTCCCCGACTTGTGGGAGTACGTTGACTGGCACGTCGGCGACGGCGACGCGGTGTTGGCGGGGCCGCCGATGGCGCAACTCAGACGGTTCGCGTTCAACCGTGGCCTGTCGAAGATCATCAACCAAGCCAGCGCGGCGCCGATGTGGACCGGCACAGACATGCACCAGCCAACCACCGACGAACGCAAAGACCAGGTCGTCGAAGACCTCACCTCGCAAGGCAAATACGGGATCCGTTCCTGGACGTCAAACGACCTCCAAACCAAAGAAAGCGCCGAGGAAGGAGCAACCCCGGCCGACGCGCTGACCGAGACGAAACGGTTTGCCCAGTACTACGTCAACAACTACAAAGACCCGCACAACCGGGTCACCGACATCGCCTTCAGGACTGTCCGGCCGGGTTACCCCGGCGCCGGCGAAACATGGGATTTGTTGTCGCGGGTTGACATCAGCCACAAACTCGAAGGCACTGTCGCGTCGCCCGGCGGCGGCGGCTTCAACCTCGAGCCGTTCTACGTCGAAGGCGTCCACGAACAGGTACAGCCTTTGAACCCGACGTACGACGACGTCACCGTCTCTTTGGATCTGTCGCAGGCCGGCTACTTCTCCGACC